AGCCCTGAAACACTTCCCGAAGAATCTATTGAGCCGTTTTTGAAGCGGCTGGAACTTATACCGCTGCTAGTTGGATGAGCAACGGCTGTAGCAACTTTAAAATATTCGCCAGGTTCTAAACCCATTGCCATTTGTGGCGTTGTTTGGAACGAAATGCCGTGGTCTACTTTTTCTCGAATTTTGAGCGCATACTTGGCAAAAGTCACTGCGTGCTCTTCGCTTGTGCAAAATCCTGACATATCAAATGTTTCTTCAGGCACATTTTCCGAACTAGCATTAAGCCTTACTGTCACTGTTCGTGTCTGCGGAAAACCATTAACGGTGTCCTGCCTCCATAACACTGTTGCTTTAAATAGCTGTCGCTCTTCAGGTGACAAGAATGACACTTTCAAGTCAGACATTGTCGAATCAGTAAATATCGTAGATGTATTTACTCCTCCTGCAAATTCTATATTTCCTCTGCTATCAAATGGTACGTCAGGATATAGGCCAAACCGTCCGCCTTTGATCCTAAATTGCAATAAGCAGTAACCAGCGTTTTCGTAGATCCATTCTCTGATGTTGGAGCGATCGCCAATTACGCCGTCCCAATAAAAGCCGTTCGCGTTGCAGAAGTTTGCAGCAACTGCCATCTCGTTTTTGTCTATTTGATCGCCACCAACAGAATCACCGACGCCATAGTCGGTGTTGCTCAGCAGGTCGTAGGCAATCTCTGGTAACAAGTTTGTTGCTCCAAGGTTATTTTTATCTTTAAAAGGCGATTTGATAACTTTAATTCCATTTTTAAAATAAGCTGATAATTCATTAAAACTAGACCACTCAACGCCGCTATTTAGCCTGATGCCTGCATAGGCTAGGTCTGTGTACTGTGCCGGGCCGCTGCGTCTGTACTTGCCTGAAAGCTCATTTATCGCGACGATTTCGTGCTCAGGCTGAATTGAATTACTTAGTTCTTCTTCGTTAAACAACACAAAATCTTGAATTGCGTCAGTGTACCTTAAGTTATAATTTTCCGGGATATTCCCGGAAGAGTTATAGCCTTTAATTACCCATTCGCCATTGCTAGACATCTCCGGGGTAAGAGTTCTAGGCTGACCGGTATAGTAAATAAGAAATGTTCCGTCTGGGCTAGAGTATTGGAAAGATTGAGTTTTTGGTAATTTTGTGTTGTTATCAAAAGAGGAAGCCGCCTCTAAAAAATAAAAATTAAAGTACATTTTATTTTCTTTAATTACATTGCCAGCGAGTGGCTTTAGTTGGTACTCAAATTGTTTTGTTGACGGATGATAAATGCTAATCATGTTATAAGCGGCCTCAAGTGTTCGGCCAACTACGCAAAAGCCTACATCGTTAGCAATCATTTTGCGCCAAGTAGTTTCGCCAATGTTCCTATACTCAAGCCCGAAAAATGACAAACGTTTATTGTAAACATTCATTGAACCCAACGTTATTGGGCTGTCGTTGCGCTCGTATTCGCGAATCATCCCGTCATCTGGTTCGCTATTTACGTTTGTAAAACCGTTAATCTTTCGGTAAACGGTTGATTTTATTAACAGGTCGGTTCTGTCGCAGGCTCTGTTATTAGAAATTGTGGCAACAGCCGCTCTTTGGATTAAAAATTTGTCGCCTGGACCGTTTATTTCGTTGGGGTTGTCGAACGTATCGTATACAGCCGATGTGGTTAATCTAAACTCAGCTGAAAGGTATAAGCCTGGACCCCAAGGTCTATTACTTGGGTTGCCGTTAACATCTATGCACTGTTTCTTGATGCATACACCAAACCCTGTCCCTATCATGTACGTCTCGCCAACAATTAAATTGCCGTCAGCCTCAAACCTACCCTCATCAAGAGCTTGCTGCACATCGTTAGTGCCCCAGGGTAAATAACGCCCCGTCGGGTACTGATAACCATCAATAATGTATGTCACTACATCTCCAACATTACTTTGTTTTCTTTGTGCATTAACTGGACCATAAATGTATGCATATCTTTGGTATAATTTATTAATTTTTGCTTTCTTAGCGTCATTAGAATCTTGGACCAGTTGGCTTGTGCTTATGTTTAAAACAAGTTCATAGTTGACTTTAAAAGCTGTGCCATTAGGCATGGCCGCATAGGTTCCAAATGTTGATTGTGTAGTTGGTGTTCGACTACCGCTGAAATATTGTTGCAGTTCTGTCCCCCATTCCACAGCAAATGGGTCACGTGTTGTACCACCTGCCAGCTGTTCCATTTCGCCTTTGCTGTAGGCGTCGCTCTGCAAAAAACGGTTATTTGATGGATTGCCTCGCTTCCCAGCTCCTGTAGCAAAGAACAGTTCGGCCTTGCCTAGTGCATAGTTTTCAATTAACAGGTCGCCAATTGCGTAACCTGCGTAATCAGGTCTGCTTTCTATTGTTCCATGGCTAAATAGCATCAATGCACGAAGCTGCTGGTTGCGTCCCAGCGTGGTCATGTATGACCACAGCAACGTACTGTTAACGCGAACGCCGCCTCGGCCATCTCCTGTTCTGTACTTGCAATAAACAAGCGGGATTACAGAGCCAAGAGACGCTAATTGTTGAATCGAATCAAAGCTTGACTGTGGTGCATACCTATTGCCACTTGTCTGGTCTTCTGTTTGTAATGCGCCTGGCTGCTTTCGATCACCACGGCTACTAGGCGTTCTGGGTTTTGGTGCTAACAGCGAGGCAACAGCTGATAACGCAATGCCAATGACAATATTGACGACAATAGTAACTGGATCATTTCTTACATCTGGGATATGGGCATAAGCTTCAGACCGTTCGCCGTTATACGCCTCATTGAGCTGTACAAAATCCCAATATTCTTGCTCGGTAAGTCCTACGGCCTCGCAGAGTTCGATTTCCGCTGGCAGTAATACCCGCATGCCTGCAGGTGCTCTGTGGGACTCCAGCGAACCACCGACTCTCCGAATCCTTGGAAGTTCAGCCATCCGTTTTCAAAATAAACCGCCATGCCATAGCCATTCTCAGACCTACACAGCGCAACTACTCCACAGTCTAAGCGAGTCGTTTGCTGACCCCAGCGTTCCAGTTCTTCCTTAAAGACACTGGTGTCGCCACGCCTTAAACGCCTGTACCAATCACGCTCTGGCTCAGGGGTGTTAATGCCGTAATAAATAAGCACAAACCGTGCCAAGGCTAGACAGTCACCCCCTTCATGCTTTATAAAATCGGCCCCGAGCCTGTAAGGACGACCGATCAGATCAAATGGTGTCAACGGTTAAAAATTGATCCTGAAACTGGCAGGTCTCCGACTAAATCTCGGGTCAGCACGCGGTTAGGCGTTGTTGCTCCAACCGCGTCAATGGCGCTGCTTAGCAACACCTCAATTGTTTCTGTGTCATAGCTCATGCTTGCGGCGATCCAATGCTCGACCGTTAAGTCTCTTTGTTTGCTTGAAAAACTAGAAGTCATTAAAGCTGTCGTAACCGTGACCCGGCTTTGATTTGCTACCGCATTACGAACAGCATTTAAGCTGATTTGATTAGAAGCCAGTACTAAAGCGGACTCGATGTTGTCACCTGTCCGATTCTTTGCTGCGCCTTGGTAAATAAACGACAGATAAGAGTGACCGTTAAGTCTGCCAAGCTTTGAGTTTTGAAATCTATCAGACCCCTCAATATCAATAAACGTTGTAATTGCAGTAAAACTCATCGGCTTAGCCCAATCTTGGAACGTTGTGATCTGCTGTTTCGCAGAGCGTTCATTGTTCTACTTTGACCGCCTGCAGCTCCCTGGTTCGCAGCTACCTTCATGCCTGCCTGAACGGTTGAGTTCATCTGCTCCACGGTGACATACTGCATACCGTCCGGCATTGTTGTGGCCTGGATATTGGGACTATAGGCAGGCGTACCACCGCCGCCGCCGTAGAACGACATTGATGCGCGGGCTGCCTCGAATTGTTGGTTGTTGGTGATCGAGCCAGAAGCTCCCGGAACGAATAACTCGGGCCCTTTTTCTCCGACTACATAAGGCCGGTTTGCGCTAACTGGACCGCCGTCAGCTTTGAAACCAAGGGCAGCTGCTGCACCAATACCCTCAGCGCCTGCTGCTGCGCCACCGCTACCTCCAAAGGCGTTGGCAAGTATGCCTAGTGCCTTCATGACTAACGCCTTGGCAATCATCTGAGTCGCCATGTCAATAAAGGCTTTACCGATGTTGGCGAACATGTTACTAAAAGCTTCCTCTACCGAACCAGTGCCTGTAACAATCGACTGCACAGCAGATGACATTGCAGTGGCGGCTTCGTTTGCAATAAAGCCGTACTTCTCCATTAACTGGTTTTGGCGCAATTCCGCCTGCTCTACTTGGTTTAGTACGGGAAGTAGTATCTCGTTTAAAGCTATTTTTTGCTCTAACTGCGCAATTTCTTTTGTGGCAGCTTCGCGTACTTCTGGATCTTTTTGAAGCTCTTTTTGTTCTTTAATTGATGCTTTTAGTTCGTTAATTACATCGTCGTATCGCCGTGTTTGCTTAATAAGTAACTCAGCGCGTTCTGCTTCGTCACCACCAAACGGCGAAGCCGTCCTACGTTCCACGTCAGCAATATCCCGCCTTAGGCCGCGTTCAAGACCTTCAAGTTCTTCTTGTCGCTTTAATTGCGTAATTTTTTCCTGTACCGCAAGCTGTATTTTTTGCTGTCGTACTTGCTCTAACTGAGTGCGGTATGTACGTTCAATAGTGTCGTATTGTGTGTTATACGTGTTAAATAGATGATCTGCTTCCTCTTGGGATTTTGCTTGTGAAGCTCGCTGCTTGTACTGAATATCTAGTATACGGGTTTTGAGCCTAACTTCGTATTCAAGGGCTTTTTCGCTTTCGTCTAGGAACGCTTTTTCCCCTTCAAATACACGGGTGCTTTGTAACCCAGCCCTACTGCCTGCAATCAAAGATTGCATACTGCCTACTTTCGCCGAGCTAATACCTTTGTTTCGTGCTTCTAACTCGCGTTGTATTCTTTTTGCTTCTGCTGCTGCTCTACGTGCTGCAGCTTCCGCAGCTTTACGTCTTCGCTCCTCAGCTTCAGCACGCTTATTTGTTAAGTTAAGTAAGTCTGTATCGAATTGAATTTGTCTGGCACTTAAACGATTTTGCAGAGATTTTTCTTTGGTTACGTCGTTTTCCGCTTCTTTACGGAGTGCTAGTTTGTCTGCAATTAATTTCTGTGCTAGGTTTTCAGCCTTAGTCGCAAATACGTTATCATTTAATAAGTCATTCGCACCTTGAGCTATTACGAGATTGTTTTTTGCTGTTTCTAGTTCAAGTTTAGACCCGTCAGCAATAGCTATTTTATTGGCTAATTCTTCGTCACGTAACGCATTTAACTCTTTTTGACGTTCAATTATTTGGTTTTGTAACCCCAGTACTTTTTCTAGATTTTGGGTAGAATTTGCCTCTGCTGTAAGTCTTTGCTGGGTTGGGTCTGTAGATCTTGTGCCCTGCTGTAACAAAGAAAGATTTTCAACCCCTCCTGCAAAATCCTGAAGAGGTTCTACTGTAAGTTTTGCTACTTGCGTTAGTATTAAAGTTATAAACTCAGATAAACTGTTACCTAAGCTAGTGAACGCTTCTCCTACTTCACGCAAAGACTGAACGCCATCATCACCTACAACAACAGCTAGTTCTGCTGTAGCTGCCTCTAATGCCGCTTTCTTACCTACCAAATTTTCGAGTTCGGTAATATACAGCCCTGTAACAGTATTAGCCGCTCCAATACTTTCTACAATTTTGCCGATATCAGCGGTTAGTGGGCTAAGTGCTTTACCTAGATCTATACCTTTTTTGGCCAGCACGTCAAGCTGTTGACCTAAAGCACCAAAGAAGATTTGAGCACCAAAGCCGCCCTTTCCGCCACCAAGAACAGCTCCAAGAACGCCGCCGCCAACAGCACCCACGCCTCCGCCCATAAGAAGAGGGAAACCTGCCCCCAACATCAAATCCTCTTGAAAGCGTGAAGCTCGCTTGTTACGATCCAGTCTTCGTTTAGCTGCAGGACTGCCTGGAATGTTTGTCGCGCCACCGATTGGGCTGGTTTGACCTGTAAGTCGTCTTGCTTGGCTTGCAGCTTTATCAGCGGCCTCTGTTGCTTGCACGCGGCGTCGTAGTTCTGCATCAAAAGCAGCACCTTCTTTTTTATCTAAATCAAGCGCGTTTCTAAAAGCTCTATCCTGTAAATTCTCTTCTAATTTAAACGTCTTAAGTAGTGTGTCTATTTCATAATTTCTAATTTGCTTATTAAAACCTTGTTCAATGTTAAATATTGACCTGTTGTAGTTTTCAATCTCTTTAAATTCACGCTGGCGTCTTGCGCTCTCTTTGGCTGCGCGTTGAGCGGATTTTTCGGCGCCTATGGTTCTGCCTGGTCCGGCAAGAAACTCGTCACGTTTGCGCCGGGTTTCTATTGATTTTTTGGCTTTATTTCTAAGTGTTACTTCCGCTTCAATTAACCTGTTTTGCCTAGCAGCAGCTTCGTTTGATTGGCCTAAAGCTGTTACATACTCTTTTATAGCTTTTGTTTCACCCTCAGTTTCAAAAACTACATTTTTAAGGGTTTTTGATGTGGTCTGAAGAATATTTGAATAGGACTGAAGTGTCTGGTTTAACCCACCAGATTTTGCCAAGCTATCTCTAAGACTATCAGCAGCTCTGGCGCTTAAATTAGTCGTAGAACGTAACTGTTCAAGCTGGCGCTGGCCTTTTACACTTATTTCAATTTCAGCTCTGTATGCCACGATCCACAGCTGGTACGTCGTTTTCTATTCTAGGCGCGGAATAGATTACCTTCGGCGGCGGGCTTTTTGCATTTGTTTTTCTTGGTCCTCGTTCAGGATCTGGAAGTAGGCGCTCCAGCCCAGTAATTCTTCAGGGGTCATCGTGGTGCGGACTTCGGTCAAGCTCATGCCAAGCTCTTTGGCAACGCCAAATTGCAGCATGAGCCAGTTGTCTTTGCGAAGTTCCGCAACTAGGATTTTGGGTCCATCAGCTCTTCGTCATCATCACTAAGGATGGCCAGCATCAAAGACTGCAGATCGCTGTCCTTGACTTCGTTTTTTAAAATATCGGTTTCACCGGCAGAGAAAAGCTTGGCTCCGTTTTCGTCCTGTGCCTTGCCGATCAGCAGCTGTAGTGCAAACGCTCCAGCGTCGTCAGACTTGGCTTGCTTCTGGGCGCGTTCACGTTCAGCCATGGTTAAAGGGCTGATCCACATCTCGAATGAAGTGCCGTCAGACAATTTAACCTTGCGCTTGCTCGGCTGGAGATTTGCTGCTTTACGCAGCCGATCAATGGCGCGATTAGATCCAGCGGGCATGATTTGTGCTTGACTATAAATTAACTATAGCGTAGCGCAATAAAAAACCCCGGCAAAAACCGAGGCTGTATGTTTACTTAAGTAGCACTTTATCAGGTCTGGCTGAAGTCGAAGCTTGGGGTGCCGGATGGACGGAAACTTACGCTTACGGATTGTGCATCGTCGGGAGTGACGTTCATGCTGGCAGAAGTCAGCACTGCTTCAAACTCGATGGAACGGCTTTCGGCTTCGTTCACTGAACCGCCGCTGAACACCTGATCGGTGTAAAGCTTGAAGGCAGCACCAGTTTGGTTGCGCTGAAGTACGTCTTCAATCATGCGGTTGCTAAGGGAAGCATCCTCGTCGGTCATGTAGACCGTTGCGCTGCCCGTACCATCGCCGAAACCGGAGATGTAGCTGCGGAATGGAACGTACTGACCAGGGGTTTGGCCGATCGTGGTTACATCGATTTCGGCACGGTTGATTTCAAAGCTCCAGTCGCGGACCTGTCCAACTACTGCAAATGCGGCGTAGGCAACTTGGAAAGCGTTAGGAGTAACGGCTGTACCGTCATCGGTGATGGTGATTGTCGCTCCACCCAGGGTGGCAGACACCTGCAGCACTCCGGTGCTGGCGGTGTAAGCAATAACGTAGTAGGTGGTTGAAGAACTGATTCCTGCGGGGAGTGTGCCTGAACCTGCGCCACCAGTTTGAGTGTTGATCACACTGAACTGCACAGGATCGCCTACTTTCAAGTTCAAGTAGGTTGTAACAGTAATGGTGTCTGCGCCAGTGTTGACGTTAGACTCGGCAAAACTGCTGGTTGTTCCAGCGGGCTTATAGTAAAGGGCACCTGAAGTGCCGGAAAGAACGGTGGTTGCCATTGGGCGTACCAGGGAATAAGGGTCTCCGCGGGCACTGCCCGGCTACATACAGGTTAGCGAGGATTTAAGACAGCACAGTTGCTACATAGCCTGTGTCAATACGACCTACAAAGTGTGGTGATTCATCAGTAGCTGAAAATGTGGGGCCGTTTATTTCACCCACTTTTACAAATACACCTGTAGTAGTTTTAGATGTGTTGTTAATTGTCTCCAAAACGTTTACGGCGGTTGTTACCAGCTCCTGATTGCGGGCCGGACCACGGCCTTTTTCTGTAAACAAACGGATAACAAGCGCACCACGGGCATTATCCACGCTAGAAGTCAGCGTCGGTTCGTTGGTTAGGCCGAACGTGATGTTGACGCGGACGTACTCGGTGGTCGTATTTGGTGGTACGGCAGTGATGTTGTCGAAGTACACCGGTACTGCGGGGGACAAGTTGTTAAACGCCGTCAGTAACGGGTTCTCCATTGATGCCCGGATCGCTTGGTAGTTCATTGCAGTCCCTTAAACAGGTCATCCATTTCAATTCTGACGGCGCGATCCAGTTTGCCTCCTTCTACATAGCTAGCGAACCAGTCAAGATCGGCGGTGGCACTAGATTCACTGTCTGGGTTACCCCCGCCAACATAACCTCGATAGGAAGGCTGCTGGCGACCGCCGTCGCCTTCACGAAATTTGCTTCGGCCTAGTTGGGTTTGCGGAAAAGGTTGACCTGGGGGCCGGATAAAGGCGCTTTCAACTAAATCTGTTGCTTCCGCGGCGTAGTCGGCAAAGTTTGAAATAGTAAAAACAACTTTGTCCTTTGTAAACACGCTTTTTGCTACTTGGGGGCCTGTTACAGCAGGTGTAAATATGGGCCTTGGTTCGCCTGGCTGACCATCGCCTTTAGAACTACCTATACCGCCTAAAGGACTTTCAATCTGCCAAGAATTTGAGAACTTACCGCTCCAGCTTGGACCCTCCTGTTGAAGTTCACGCACTGCGCGCTCTGCAGCAGCTTTTGGACCGTTAAATACAGAGGTTGCGGCTATGCGGTCCAGTTCTTCTAGAAATTTATGTACACCGTTCTTAGCCATTACTGTGGCCTCACGATCAGGGTGTGGTATACAGGCTTGTCACCACGGTAGGTAAGGATGTTGATGATCTTGGCTTCGCGGGTTTCGCCTGCCTGCGGATACTGCACGCGGTCGGCTTCTGTGGGGTAGTAATCGCCAAGTTCTGCCGTACCAATCAGGATCTTTACGTCCGTGCTTTGGTACAAGCCTTCGGATTCGCGTGGGGTAAGGCGGCTGATGATGCCCTTTACTGTGACATTGGTGTCCGCTCCAGTCACAGCCCCTGTGGTTGGGTTGTAGGCGCGGGGTGTAGTGGTCTTGATGTACGTGATGTCCTGGCCCCAGTCGTTAAAGATCTGGGCTGGAATTGGCGAAAAGGTGTCGTCTATTTTTGACATTTCATCCTCTAACAACGCGCACTTGATAACCCCCAGAACCGCCCAGGGTGAAGGCTCCAAGGTAAGACTGTAACCAGGGGTAGACATCAAAAATGTTGTTCACAGATCCAGTTGCCTGGCTATCTGTGTTGTACTTCACCTTTAGTTCGCCTAGCTCGACTTCTTCATATAAACCTTCGGTTCCGGTGTTACCCGTGACGGCATCCGTGTCGTTTGCTAAAGCACGCGCCAGCTCGTAGGTGGCGTATTTGATGTCAGATGGGATGGCGGAACATGTAAGTTCCACCCGATCGACGTGGTAATTGTTGCGTGGCCAGCTCAGGGCTTGGTTGTTACTGCAACGGTCGCCATAAAAGTTAAGTACGTCGATCCAGCGGGTTGCGCTGATGATGGCGCGGTTTTTTTGGTCGTCAGTTTTGTCGTCCCAGGTTGAAGAACTTGGAACGGTCTCGAAGTAGGCGTTTGCTTCCGCCAGCGTTACAAAGCTGTTGGAACTTTCGCCTTTTAATGTGGCATTTATTGTTGCGGCCACAAGACTGCAGAAATACTTTCCTTGATTTTAGCCCAATAAAAAACCCCGCCTAAGCGGGGCAGTATCAGCTTTTGCTGGACGTATCAGGCGATTGCGCTGGTGTCCAGTGGGCTGTTGACGATCAGCTCGACCATAGGGATAAGGTCGACATCGTAGGTGGCGGACCACTTGTTAGCGGTGGCCAGGTTGCCGTTGGTGGGGTTGTCACCAGCGTCAGTCCACTTGGTGCCCATCACGTGGTAGGCGGTGTGGTAGTCCACAGAAAGTACGTCTTGCTTCGAGAGCACGTTGCGGTCTGCTTCAATGCGCAGATCCTGCTGGACGCCTTCCAGAACTGAACCACCCTTCATCAGGAAGCAGCGGAACTCCTTGACGTGGGTTGATGTGCCAGGGATCACAGTGTTGACCTGTGGGTCCATGATCACGTTACAGCCTGCGAACTCGCCGATGGAGCGGGCTCCAACGCCTACGCCGCCACCGCCCCAGGTCACTGCGCCAGCAGCGGCCAGTGCAGAGGTGCTGAAGGTAAGAAGGCCAACCTGATACAGGTAGAAACCAACGGATGGGTGGACAATCAAGGTGTCCAGCTCATCGCCACGCTCGCCAAGGGCAGCGCGGGCCTCAGCCAAATTGGCTGCGGTAAGGAAGTTGGCTTCGCCTTGTCCTGAGGTTGCTGCAACTGCTTTGTCCAAAGAATGGGCAGACAGTGCAGTACCAAACAAACCAGCAAGCTGGGAGAACAGGCGTGCGCTGTTCAGCTTGTTGATTGCATCGGCAAGCTGGTTGCGGATGTGAAGCATTGGGTCTTCGCCCGCTGCCAACATTGCAACGTCATCCACTGCATACGCAAAACCGCGGTGGCAGATGGAAGCGATCTGGGTGCCGGTTCCAATCTTCTGTGGAGTTAGGTAGCCAGCGGAGCTGCTGCCCCACGTAGCTGTCCCGTCCATAATCTCTTCTGTTGGAGATACAGGATTAAACTCGGGCACCTGGATGCGGGTGCCGCCTTCGCGGGCATCCAGCAAAGGATTACGAACAACAGCGCCAGACTTGATGAACAAGCTGCGCTCTTTTACTGCCTCAGACACATAGGTGCTGAGATTATTCCTCTTTACGATGTCCGCGAGCAGGACACCGCCGGAATAATTCTGAAATGGGGCGGCCATTGTAGAAAACCAACGTTAAAGGTGTGTGCGGGGTCCAAGCCACGGACTTGGCGAGACACGCCCCACCGGGGCTACAAAGAAGCTTCCCTTTCCAGCACAGCTGCAAGTTCGGGCTCCTCTGCTTTTAGTTGCATTTGTCTCGTTATGTTAATACTACCGGCCTTGAATGGATTGGCCATTCCAGGGGCGATAACAGAATTTGGTGTGGGTTTGGCTCCCATGCCAGCGGCGCTGCTGGGCTTGAATTGATGCTCCCAGCCTGAACCAGGGTTCTTTAAATTGCCTAGATAGTTAGTAATATCTTGTTCGACACCTTTCTCCAAAATTACAACGTCGCCGTTGTCTTTTTTGTGGAGTTTGTTTTGTACCAGCTGCAGCATTTGCTCGGCGTTGATGGCACCGGCTCTGCTGATTGCTGATAAGGCACTGGTACGCATGGATGCCTCTTCGTTAGAGACCTTCATGTCTGCCAACTGGCGTTCCAACGCACCGATTTGTACGTCTTTTTCTTGGGCGCTTTTATTAGCTTCCTCCCAAAGATCCTTCCACTGGCCTTGGTCTTCCAGCGTTTGTTTGCGCTGGTCGTCCTGCTTTTTGTAGACCTCATCCAGTTTGGATTTGATGCCTTGGAAACGTTCCTCGGCTTCAGTTGCTTGCTGTTTTAAGGCAGCAAGTTGGGTCTCGTATTCGGCTTTTACAGCCAGCGCAGGGTCTGGTTGCTGTGGAGCGGTGTCGGCTGCAGCCACGGGCTGGTCAGGACTCGCCACGGGCGTTTCCTGGATGACGTGCTCTTCCATAATCAGAAGTTAAGGGTGCAGTTAGGGGTGTCTTCCGCAGGCTTTGAAGGCTTGCGCTTACGCACAGCTTTGCATACCTCGGGTTCGGGCTGCGGTTCGCGTAGTTCGACAAGTTCCCATACTTCGGAACCGTCGGGCTTAAGCACCTTTTCTAAGGACTTACCCATGTAGGCATACTCCATGTACTTGTTTAGTCTACTTGTGTAGTTTACAAGAACTTAATAGGTTCCTTCGTCCACTTCGTCGACGGATACGACGCCGCTGGTGATGTCGATGCCTGCACCAGCAGTTAAAACTGCGTCACTGCCGCGTGGAACCGTGAAACTTAAAATCGCAGCGTTGCTTGTGCCGCTGTTGGTTACTGTTGCGTTCGTTCCAGCGGCGCCTGTGGTTGTGGTGCCGATTGATATGGTTGCGGCGTTGCCTGTAGCGCCTTGGGGTCCGGTAGCGCCGGTAGGGCCTGCGTCGCCTTGTGTGCCTTGTGGACCCTCGGGACCTGTACTGCCTGTAGCGCCTGCTGGGCCGGTGGCTCCGGTGGTTCCGGTTGGTCCTGTGGGGCCTGCGGGTCCGACATCACCTTGCACGCCCTGAGCGCCTGTAGCGCCGGTTTCACCCTGAATACCCTGGGCACCTGTAGGACCGGCCGCACCTGTAGAACCGGCGGGGCCTGTTGCACCCGCTGGTCCGGCGGGGCCTTCGGGGCCAGTGGGTCCGGCGACACCGGCAGGGCCTTGGGCACCTTGTGCAGCTGGGGCTTGCGTACCACTGATCGTTAGTTGCGTGTTGCGTATGTTGCCCTTTGGATCTTTTGTTCCAAGGCCGACAGCGGTGCCCGTCCAGCCGCTCTTGGTGCGTGGGCCGTAAAGTTGCTTCGTTTTGGTGTCGATGTACCAGTCGCCAGGGTCACCCTGGTCTGTTGGTGGACCCTCGCCTGAAAGTAAACTGCGAACTTGACGCAGCTTTTTTGACAGCTTTACAAGAGCCGCCAGTTGCGCCAAAGTTAGTTCGGGCTGAGAGGCCATTATTTATTCGGTAAGCGCTTGAATAAACCGCTCCATCTGGTCCGTGCTTGGGTTGGACTCACTTTCCTGAGCTTCGGCCTCAGCACTTTGTTCTTCACCAGCGCTGGGAAGGATTTCGCCTTGGACCAGGATTTGACGGAACTCGTCGCGGCCCAGGACACCTTGGTCGAACAATGCCGTCAGCGCGGTTACGTCTTGGCCGATTAAGCGGTCGATGTCGAAGTCGCGGCTGATGCTTACCTCTGGTGGTGCGATTCCTACATAGTCGGCGGCGAGATTAAATGCCTTTTGTAGGGACTGTTCCAGGTCGAGAGATACCATCGACAGCATTGAGTTTGTGTCGACGCGGTCCAGGCGGCGGGCGTCGGCAGACTCGGCAACAAATTTTTGTTGGCTTAACGTGCTGATGCCGAGGGTGGCCATCTGCATCTGTAGCTCGCGGATTTCGTTGGACTGCGCATCAAATGCGTTCGCGGCTGGTTCGACGTAATAAACCTTGTTGCCAGGCTGGCTGGCCATCGCGTAATTGACGCTTACAGCTACGTCTTTGGATTGGTCGTCCCAGCCTTCGAGGACAAGGATTGGTTGGCTTGCGATGTGCAGGCTGTGAATTAAATCGGCTTGGCGTTGGAAATGGGCCAGATTTAAATATGCAATGTCTAGTAGGGGCGGCTTACTTGTAAGCGTGTCGGTCTTGCCCGCATAGGTTGTTACTAGGGGGATTTGGCCCAGGCTGTAGTCGCCTGATTCCACTAGCTCGTAATCTGAGGTGGCGTCCGTTGCGTCGAAGGCGTTTGGATATGGGAAACCTCCCTGCATGTCCTTTTTCGTTTCGACCTGGCGGTAGATGCGGTATTGGCCAGGCTCAATTACACGGATCTGGTCGTATACTTTTTCGCCAAATTCGCCGTCAGGGACTACTGCCTTTTCTTTGATGCGTACCTGTATTAAATTGCCGTAGTTGACTTCACGGTCTAGGCGCCATCCGTAGATGTTATCTGGGTCGATTTCGATCCAGTATGGGCGGCGGTTAAGCTCGCGTTCCTCTGCAAGGCTGCGGGCAGCCGTTGGTGCGGGGAAATCTACCAGCGTGTGACAATGGCCGTAGGTTAGTGAACACAGCAGCAAACGGCGGGCGTACTCGTCCAGGTCTGAGCCGCAACCGTCAACGTCTTTTGCAAAAATATCGGTCCAGTACGGGTCGCCTACCAAACTGATGGGCTTGCGCAGAATTAGTCCTGCAGCGGCACGCACCAGGCGCTGGGTAAAGGGTGAAAATACTGCGCGGTTTACGCGGGCTAGGTAGGCGGTGTAGTCCTCGCGGGGTTCGATTGGTAGGAAGGCTTCGCTGTTTTCGCGGAGGTATTCCGTCCCAAGGGTGACGGCCTTCATGATTTCCCAGCCCTTCATCATGTCCAGTACCGCCTGGGTGCGGGTGAACGGACTGTCAGCTCCACCGAGGGTGTTGGAGCTTACAAGGTGGGTGCGGATCTGGCCGGGAACTGAATAGGTCACTTAATCACCATTTCTCGCGATTTGCCCAGTAAGCGGCGGACATTTTACCTTTTTTGATATTAGCGGCATGGCGTTTCTTAAATGCTTCGCGGCGCTTTCGCGAGGATTCGCTTTCGTTTTCCTTTTTTGGGCTGCCTGTTACGCCCTGCTGGCCGAAACGGATCAGTTTTACTTTGTCGCCTTCTTTGGCGAGCACCGCATGGCTTTTGTTTGCGTGGTTTGGGGTGCGTTTTGGTTTGTTGTAGCCGCTGAATTTTTCGCCGCGATACTCAACCATCTTCGTCCTCGACTTCGATCATTACTTCGATGCCGCTGGCAAGACGCACCATCAGACCGGCGAAGTCTTCGGGGTCTTGTGGTGTCATAAATGCGAAGGAGGCTTCGGTGGTGCGGCTCTCGGAGTCCACTTCGAGGTGTGTACAGAAGCCGGTGACGATTCGGGTGCCCATTAGCCGTTAAAAGTGACTGCAATGTGTGGCGTGACGCTAGGGGTGCCTGACGTTATTTGGCTTAAACGCACTCGAATTGTGGACGCTGTCTTATTACTGTAGTAATAGACGTATTCGCCGGATTCGTTGATGGTTTTGCTGGTGTCGATTTCGTACCAAACGTTGCCGCCGTTGAAGGAGACTTCAAAAGCCAGCTTAAAATTGGCTTCTGTGTTGGATTCGACTGCAAAAGCAAACTCTGAGGCGTGCGCGTGGATGCGCATTTCGTCGTTAAGGGCGGTCATCGTGCCACCCGTGTACTCAACTACGTTTGTGTAGCGTTTTGTGTCAGTAATGGAGACGATTGCCATTACTTTTTGCCCTTTGGTTTGCGCTTTTTGGCTGTTTTGGCCGCTTTTTTGAACGCTCCAGCGGTTGGGGCGCCCTTTGAGCCTGGTTTGCGCATTTTTTCGTCCGCGCCAGCCTTGATGCGCTTACGTTTAGCGTGGATATTGGCGTATAAACCGCGTTTTGCCATGGAAATCGCGACAGCTGTTCATATTCTACTTCTTGGGTCCCTTCTTTCCCTTGGGCTTCTTCTTTTTGCCTTGGCCGTAGTATCCGGGCATTGATTTATGGGGCGGGTTCAGCTGAATCTACCTCTTTTTGGGGTGATATTTCGGCTTCGATTACGTCGCTTTCGGGTAGTTGGGCGGTGACTACTTGCGGTTCCACTTGGATACTTAGGGAAGGTACTTGGATGGATACTTGTTCGGGGGTGTTTTCGCCGAGAACACGTCCCAGGGAATCCAGAACTTGGGCGGCGACTTGGTAGTGGCCCTTTTTCATGGCGGCGTGGACAACGCGGAGGCGCATCGTTTGGATGCGGCCCAGCATTGCTTCGCGGTCGCGGATCCAGTCCTCTTCGGTCCAGCTTTTTACTTGGTCCCAGTCGCGCCAGGCAGTGGGGATGCTGACTCCTTCGCGGGCGCTGTGTTCATATACGATTTGGCGCACGCTGTGGCCGTCTAATTGGTGGCGGTACATGCGGCGTTGCCGCGCTTCGATGTACTCTTGGGCGCGTTTATCACCACGACTTCGCTTTTTTGGCCCCTCGTAATTAACCATTAGTTTGTGTAGCTCAGTACAACCTATATGAAGTTGTGCCCATTACGCCGGATTTTGCCAGGTTGAATTGTTGTAGGCATAGGTAGCCGAAGGCGTCAAATGCGTGGTCTACGCCAAGATTTTTGTTCGGTAGGCCCGTTCCAGGGGCATAGGTCAGGCTGCGGAATGATTTGATTAGTTCCTTGCAGCGGGGGTGGATGAAGCAGCGGCGCGTTCCAGTGGCGTCTAAAAGGGCGGTGTTGACGGCGGTGATTTTGTCGCGTACTTTCCAGGGGCTGCGTGGGGCGCAGACCCGGAAGCCGGATTTTCGTAGGATGTTGTGGTCTGTGGCGCCTACGCCTTGGGTTTTGCGGGCGCCGCCTGTTGGGTCCGGGCAGGCCATGATGCGACGTTCCAGGCCGAAGCGGCGGATTACTTCTTCCGTGAAGTCCCAGGTGGTGGCACCGCCCGTTAGGTGGATTTCGTCGAAAACGTAGAGGGTGTCGTTGTCCTTGACGGCGCAGATTCCGGTCATTGGGTCCACGTTGAAGTCCACGCCCAGTAGTAGTGGGAGGATTGGGATGTCCTTTGCGGCGGTGCTGATGTTGGCGTCGCTAAATGAGACGGCAACGAGACCGGATAGGTTTTCAAAGCTGGCCTCGAACTCTTGGCGGAAAGTTCGTGGGTCGAGTTGGCCTCGTGCAGCTTCGATTTCTTCCGGCGGGACGTTGCCGCCCTGGATTGTAGTGAAGCTCCACCGTTTCCAGTTAGCGTCGCCTGTAATGCAGTACTGCCATAGCTCGTAGAACCAGCTGGCCGTTCCATCGGGGGTGGAAATAAATAAGGCCCAGCCCTGTTTGTCGGCTAGTGCGGGGCGGATTACCTCGAACCAGACGGCGGCGTCCATAAATGCGGCTTCGTCGAGGACTACGCCGGAAAGGCTGCGGCCTCGTAGCGCCATTGCGTTTTCTGTGCCCTTTAGTTCGATCGTGGAGCCGTTCACAAGTTCCAGCTTGAGGTCGGTTTCGTTCTTGGATTTGATCCAGGCGGCGGGGACAATACGTTTCATGACTTTCCACGCGATGTCCTTTGCCATGCGGTAAGTCGGGGCGCAATAAAAGAAGGTTTCGCCGGGGCTGGCAATCGCTCCACGCAAGAGTTCGATGCAGGCCAAGTAGGACTTTCCGAAGCGGCGGCCTGCTACCAGTACGCGAAAACGTACGTCGCTGTTAAAAACTTCACCCTGCGCGTGCCGTAGCGATAGTACGGGTGTTGTACGTACAGCCATATCACAGTAGAAAGTATTGGGTGCGTATTTTTTTGGGGCCTGTACTACAGGATAGTTGACTTTTGGGGGATACCCCTCTAGTATTACAGTAACAGATGTTTCCCACGTACCAGCAGGTTCCCTATGTCCTTACGCGACTCGCCCTTGTTGCGAACCGTCCCCCCTTATTGAGAACGGTCCGATTGTTACATTTTGTGACG